ATACACTCCAGTCGAGTAGTCAAGGCTACAGGGAAAAATCAAAAGTCCATAGTATCTGAATTGTATTGAACCACGATATTAAAAGAAAGGAAACGTGTGATAATTAACTTCCTAATTATCATACAAGAGAAAAATTAAAAATGGGCACAACAATTCGTCCGGAATTATCGGAGAAAAATCCATATTGGATTGAACGTCATCGTTATTATGAGCTGAAGCATTTTTGTCTTCAATATCCAATCTGGAAAAAAGCATATGCAGCCTTGGATGGGCTTAGCCGCCGACCTTCCGATTTAGAAGTCTTTTCGAAAAAGGGAGAGATTAGCGATCCAACTGTTCGGTGTGTAGAAGCTCGATCCTATTATATTGAGCGTATGAAGACTGTTGAGCAGGTAGCGATTGCAACGGATGCGGAGTTATCCAGCTATATTCTAAAAGGAGTAACCGAAGGATGGTCTTATGACATCTTGAAAGCTAGGTTAAATATTCCATGCTGCAAGGATGTTTATTACAACTTATACAGACGATTCTTCTGGTTATTGAACAAAGCGAGGGATTGAAATGAAAATTATAGACATAGCAGTCAAGAAGGTCTATCGTTTCAACTGTCCGAATTGTCAGAGTCGTCTGGAAGCCGACAGTAAAGAAGTGGTAGATATCGGAGGAAAGGTGTGTAAATTCCATTGCCCTATGTGCCGGAAAGAGCGGTACATTGCTTGGTCTGACATGAGAAAGAAAATCGTGTATGAGGGTGAGAATACGCAATAATTACATCTCCTATTGTGAAAGGAGGTCGTTTAAATGATTAAATCAAAATTTGGACCGATAACAAATCCTAAAACAGGTATGAGCAAAGACATTGTTATAAATGCTTTGTCAAAAGAAAGTCTTAAAGACATTTTAATAGGTGGAGGTATTGTGATGGTAGGTATTACCTATCTAGCATTATCAACGTTTAAAAATGGAGCAAAGGCTTTTGAAACGGCGGAGTATGAAACATTGGAATCGCTTGATTTGTTTACTAATTAACGGTCAAAGACAAACGTCATTTAATAACAGATTTAAAGACTGAGCCAGCAATGGCTCTTTCTTTTTATCCTAGATTAAAATGCAGTACCGAGGTATCTGAAAGACATGTTATGTTGATATTTGAAAAAATCCCGGGTGGGAAATTTGGAAAAAGGTTTTTTGAAAGGTGGGGACAAAATATGGAACTGATTATTTGTATTATTGTTGGCATCATTATCGGAATTGTCTTCGGACGACGAGTGTTTCGAAGCGATGTCGTGGGTTCGCTGCGAGTTGATCAATCAGATCCGGATAGCGGACCTTATTTGTTTTTGGAGCTGTCTCATGAAGGGGTAGATGCGATATATAAGAAAAAATATGTTGTCCTAAAAGTCAACATCCAAGATTATATTTCGCACGAATAACAAGTCCTTTTATGGAACAGTTAATGAATTCACGAAAGGAGAACTAAAATGGGTGAAAACATCAAAGAATTGTTGAACGAGGAGATAGCGGCAGAGATTCAGGCGATATCTTCTCTGGATTCAGGTAGCGAAAAGAAATCAAAGGCTATAGAGGATTTAGCGAAGCTGTACCGTTTGAGAATCGAGGAAAGTAAAAATGAGTTAGACGCGGAAGATAAGCGAAGTCGCCGTACATTGGAAAGTGAGGCAAGTATCCGAGAACATGAGATAAAACAGTCTCAATTGGATGAACAAATCAAAGCAGATGTACAAGATGAGCAATTTAAGTCCTGCCAGCTCAACGAGCAAATGAAAGATCGATATTTCAAAGTGGGTATTGCTGCGGCAGAACTTCTTATACCATTGATGTTCTATGGTATCTGGATGCGGAAAGGATTTAAGTTTGAGGAAACTACTGAGGAAATCGTTAAATCGAGTTCTGGTAAAGGGTTTAAGGTTGCGGCCGGTGTTGGTTTATCAAGGCACAGGAACGTTATGCTATGTGTTTATTCGCTGATTGACCGAGTGCTGAAATGCATCGAACACTGTGCAACAGCGAAAGCATACGGAAAATTCCGAGAGGCGGGAATTATGACAAAAATGGAAGCCGTTGAAGAAAATATAATCAAATCAACAAAGGAGAAGGACAATGTGGAAAAAGGAGTTAATTAAAAATAAAATATATGCAGTCATTTTAATGTGTGGCGGAGCGTTGGCAATCCCATGGTGTGATGGGGATGCAACGTTCTTTTTATTTTCCCTGATGATGGGGATACCGCTGTTCTTTGCAAAAGAAAATTGGATTTATGAGGGGGAAGAAGATGATGGGACGAGCAGAGAGGAGACGTACTCAGAAATTAGAACAAAAAGCGAAAACCGCCACATACAATCTCACAAAAGAGCAGCTCAATATAGCGGTACGAGAACAAGTAGGAAAAGAGCTTGAGCGTATTAAGCAGGAAGCCACGGATGATGCCGTAAATACCGCTATGGTTTTACTCCTGACTCTCCCTTTGGAAGTGTTAATGGATCATTATTGGACAAAGACCTACGCCAAGCGTATTCCGAGATTTACTGAATTGGTTCTGGAATATTACGAACGCTGGCAAAATGGAGAGTTGGATATGGATAAGTTAAAAGAAGATTTATGGGAATACGGTGGTGTTAAATTAGTAGAAGGAGAGGGCGAAACAGCATGAAATATGTAATTGGAATTATTATCGGAATTGTGTGTCTGGCGGGAGTAATAGCATTAAAAGCAATTAGTGCGTCTACAACCTATATGGATGACTCTTTCCGATGGGGAGGACGAGATGGGTATTAAAAATGATTGTCGAAGAAATGCAGAGGGATATTCAGACCCGACTGCCTATGAAGCGCTGAAGAACATGGAACAGGAAGACGAACGGTTTCACAAATTATTGGACACTATCTTTGCTCTTTGTGAGTTGTCAGATTTTCATATTGAGGAACGGATCGTTATCAAGGACAAACGAACGGGACGAATTTGGAGGTGATATATAAACATGAATGATTTTCAGAAAGCAATTGATACGATTACGAAAGCATTTGAAGAATTTGCCGCCAAGTTAAAAGAGATGGCGGACACTCTGAACAAAGCGTTTGGATTCTCGGACGCCGAGAAAGAGAAGAAAAAGAGTCTAAGCTCTCCGGCTCGATATGGGATGTCTTTGAAAAAATTCCGAAGAGAATCTTTCATTAAACAATATTCTTACCGTCCGATTGCTCGGAAACATTTACCTTACCAGAGGAGAAACTATTAAAAACGTCTGTACAAAGCTTGAAGGTGGGTGAAAATTACGCCCACTTTTGAGTTTTGAAAAACGGGCTTTGGTCACTTTTATTTGGGCTTTTTGGAAAATGAGGGGAATTTTGGGGAAGGATTCGGACGATTTTGGTCAAATTTGTGGTCATTTGCCCACTTTGTGCCCACTTTTAAAACCCCGATTTGGTCAGTAAAAACCCAGTATTTATGCGGGTTTGCGGGCTCAAAGCCCACTTTCCCACTTTTTTTCTTAAACTATTATGATAGAAAGTTTAAATATATATAGTAATAGCGAAAAAAAAGTGGGTTTTTGGCCACGAGTAAAAAATGGAGGAAATCATGAGCAAGATTAGTTGGGAGAGCTTATATGAAAATTTCAAGTCAATTTATCCGAGGTTGTCGCGGTCATCCGTATATTTTCGTCCGTTTGGGTATATGAGTATAGTGGTGTACTTTGAAGATGGGATGAGAATGGTTTATGATGATCTCAGAAAACAGGCTCATATCACAGGTTGAAGAAAATGTCAAGAGCTAATAAAAAAATCTTTTCTTTATCAACGGTTTATGGTATAGTATAAGTGCCACACAATCAAATATCGCAAATTCGTTTAAGGGAATTCATTTTGGTAAAAAGTGTATTCTCTCTTTACTCATACCCTTAAACAGAGCGAGATTGTGTGGCAACAATGGGAGATGCATTTTTTCGGTGCGTCTTCTGTTGGAGGCGCACTTTTTTATTGCCCATATATTACTTGATTGAGAGGGATATACATTGGGAACGAATAATACGAATAAAAATAATAAAGGTTCAACAGATGTTATCGGTGTCATAAGTGCACTTGCTGGTTTGGCAACCGCGGCAACACCTTTGGTGGCAAATGCTATCAATAATGCAAAGAATAAATCTTCTGAAAAAACAGAAGAAAAGATTAAGATACCAGAATTATATCATAAAGGATTTCCAATAGATCTGGAACAAGCAGTGAGGATGTTAGAGGATTGTGGACTAAAAAGTTCTACAAGCAAACTAACCATAAAGGAAGCAAATCCACGATATAAGGACTGTTTTGATTCTCAGGTTATAGGTTCGAACCCTAAACAAGGAACCGTCGTTAAAATCGGCTCGACAGTATGTTTAAGATACATACCAGATGAAGTTATTATTGAAAGTCAAAAAATATTTGACGAACTGCAACGCAACAAAAAAGAATCTAAAGAACGTACTAGAGAAAATCTTTCGGTTGTTGCGAAAAGGACAAAACAGAGCGTGACAAAAATCTTTAAAAGAAATAACAAAGAAAAAATAATAGGGGAGGATATGCCAAATGAGTAAAAGCGGAAAAAAGAAGCGGAGTACAGCCGGATTGATATTGGATGTAATACTCACGTTATGTACCGGTGGATTATGGTTAATCTGGATATTGATACGGTATCTCAGAAATAATAGTTAAAATTGAATATTGGTTAAGTGAGACAGAGATTCCTTGACGAGTCCCTGTCTTTTTTTATTTTCACTTGGTATTTTTTTGCGCGCGAAAAAAACATAGACTGTTATGAAGAGAGAGGGTTAAAACAGCCATTCTCTCTTTTATTTTGGAGAAAGGAGGCTCATCTATGCTTGAAAGTGAATTTCAAAACAAATTGATTCAAGAGTTAAAAAGAATGTTCAAAGGCTGCATAGTTACAAAACTCGATGCCAGTCATATTCAGGGTATTCCTGATTTGTTAATTCTTTATAACGATAAATGGGCCACCTTAGAATGTAAAAAAAGTGTACGCGCCAAGAAACAACCAAATCAAGAATATTATGTTGGACGAATGAATGAGATGTCATTTTCAAGATTTATTTGTCCGGAGAATAAGGAGGAAGTGTTATATGATCTTCAACAAGCATTCCGCTCTTGAAGGGCAACACGCCTTTCTTGGTGCGAGTAAATATCATTGGATCAATTATGATGAATCCAAAGTTGCCGAGTCATATTCGAAATTTTTGGCAACTCAAAAAGGAACTGAACTTCACGATTTTGCAGCGAGATGTATTACTCTTGGTCAAAAACTTCCAAAATCACAGAAAACATTAAATATGTATGTGAATGATGCCATTGGTTTTAAAATGATTCCAGAGCAGCCCCTGTTCTATTCGGAGAATTGCTTTGGTACAACCGATGCAATCGTGTTTCGAAATCGGATGCTTCGTATTCACGATTTAAAAACAGGTGTCATTCCAGCACACATGGAGCAGCTTGAAATATATGCGGCTCTTTTTTGTTTGGAGTATAAAATTAAACCGGCTGATATTGACATAGAGTTGAGAATTTATCAGAGTAATCAGATTTTATATGAAAATCCAACAGCAGAAATCATCGTTCCGATCATGGATAAAATTATTACATTTGACAAAGTAATTAACAAAATCAAAGAACAGGAGGGCTAAATTATGAATCCTATTGCGGAAGAAATTTTAATGCATTATGGAATGCCTCGCCGTTCTGGACGCTATCCATGGGGCTCTGGTGAAAATCCATATCAGCATAGCGGAGATTTTCTGAGTCGAATAGATGAGTTGAAGAGTCAGGGAATGAGTGATACGGAAATTGCAAAAGCTATGGGATTAACTACCACACAATATCGTACACAGAAATCATTGGCTAAAGATGAGAGGCGTGCACTGGATGTGGCAAGGGCGAAGTCTCTTAGGGAAGATGGACTAAGTCTAAATGAAATCGCAAAAGAGATGGGGTTTGCAAATGATTCATCTGTTCGTTCTTTACTGAATGAAAATTCCGAAGTTCGCATGAACCAGGCGAAGACCACCGCTGAATTTATCAAAAAACAAATTGATGAAAAAGGTATGATTGATGTCGGTGCAGGTGTGGAAAGAGAACTTGGCATTTCAAAAGAGAAATTGAATGAAGCTCTCTATATGTTGGAGATGGAAGGCTATCCTGTTTATGGAGGTAGAGTGGATCAGATAACAAATCCGGGTAAAAAGACAACTCTTCGGGTAATCTGTCCTCCTGGAACAGAGCATAAAGAAATTTATGATTTTGAGAATATCAATTCTTTGAAAGATTATGTGTCCCACGATGATGGAGAAACCTTCGATCCTAAATTTGTTTATCCGAAAAGTATGGATTCTAAGCGACTTCAAATTCGTTATTCCGAAGACGGCGGTGAATTGAAAGACGGAGTTGTTGAAATTCGTAGAGGTGTTGATGATTTGTCTTTGGGAGAATCGCACTATGCACAGGTACGAATTTTGGTTGACGGAAGTCATTACATTAAAGGTATGGCGGTTTATTCCGATGACTTGCCGGATGGTGTAGATGTTATGTTCAACACCAATAAGAAAAAAGGAACTCCTAAAATGGATGTTTTAAAACCAATCAAAGATGATCCGGATAACCCGTTTGGTTCTTTGATTAAAGAAGGCGTTAATGATCCCGACAACCCGACTTCTGTGAAAGGCGGTCAGAGCTATTACTATGATAAGAATGGTAAGAAGCAGCTTTCACTAATAAATAAACGTGCGGAAGAAGGAGATTGGGGAGAATGGGCGGATAAACTTCCATCACAGTTCTTATCTAAACAGAGTCGAACCTTAATTAAGAAACAACTTAATCTGGCAGCAGCAGATAAGCAATCAGAATTTGATGAGATTTGTTCTTTGACTAATCCGACTGTAAAGAAAGCTCTTCTAAAATCTTTTGCTGATGATTGCGATGCAGCGGCAGTCCATTTACAAGCGGCAGCTCTTCCTCGTCAGAAGTACCAGGTTATTCTTCCTTTAACTTCTATTAAAGATAACGAAGTTTATGCTCCGAACTATAAGAATGGAGAAACTGTGGCTTTAGTTCGTTATCCGCATGGAGGAACCTTTGAGATTCCTGTTCTGACTGTAAACAACAAACAAGCTGAGGGAAGAAAAGTTCTTGGGAACACGCCGGCGGATGCCATCGGAATCAATAAAAAAGTGGCAGATAGACTTTCTGGAGCAGATTTTGATGGTGATACCGTTATGGTCATTCCATGCAACTCATCCAATAGTAGAGTGAAAATCACATCGACTCCACAGTTGAAAGGTCTTGAGGGATTCGATCCTAAGATGGCGTATGGAACAGTCAAAAAGGGTGGTGACTACTATAACGAAAGCGGTCAGAAGATTAAGATTATGAATAATACTCAGACAGAAATGGGTAAAATTTCAAATCTGATTACTGACATGACGTTAAAAGGAGCTACTCAGGATGAATTAGCAAGAGCGGTCCGCCATAGTATGGTTGTTATCGATGCCGAGAAGCATAAACTCGATTATAAAAAGAGCGAGCAAGATAATGGAATCACAGCCTTGAAGAAAAAATACCAGGCTCATGAAAATGATGATGGTTATGGTGGAGCTGCTACGTTGATTTCAAGAGCAAAGTCTGAAACCTCAGTGTTAAAAAGAAAAGGAAGTCCGATTATCGATAAAGAAACCGGTGAGCAAAGCTGGAAGACTGTTCGAGAGGAGTATGTGGATAAGAATGGGAGAACCCAGGTACGAACTCAGAAGAGTACCAAGATGGCAGAAACCAGAGATGCTCGGACACTTTCATCTGGAACTCCTCAGGAAGAGGCGTATGCGGACTATGCTAATACCATGAAGGCCCTGGCTAATCAGGCTCGTAAGGAGATGGTTAGTAGTGGGAAAATAGCTTACTCCGCTTCTGCAAAACAAACGTATCAAGCAGAAGTAGATTCCCTTATGGCGAAGTTGAATGTTGCTTTAAAGAATGCCCCTAGAGAACGTCAGGCACAGACCATGGCTAATTCCATTGTGGCTGCTAAAAAGAAAGACAACCCAGACATGACAAAAGCCGAAATTAAGAAGGCTAATCAACAGGCTCTTACTGCGGCTCGTACCGCCGTTGGTGCAAAGAGAACGCCTATCGAGATTACAGATCGTGAATGGGAAGCAATTCAAGCGGGAGCTATTAGCGAGAATAAACTTACCCAGATTCTTAATAACACAAACATAGATACTGTCAGACAAAGAGCCACACCTCGTGCGACAACAACACTAAGCCCAGCAAAAGCAAATAGAATTGCGGCCTTGAATGCTTCGGGTTATAGCACTGCTGAGATAGCAGAAGCTTTAGGTGTATCGAGTTCCACAGTATCGAAGTATCTGAATGGAAAGGAGTGAACAAAGTAAAATGGCAAGCAAATGTATGCTTACAACTGTTGATAATCCTTTTGACCCATTTGAACAGTTCACTTCATGGTTCATGTTCGATGAGGAAAAAGGTTATCATACATGTTCGTATCTTGGAAGAATTGCGAGAACATCTGATCAACTTTCAGAAGAAGAAAATGAGTTGGAAAATGAACGAGCAATTGATGAAATTTTGAAATATGATTTTCGGAATATCTACAAAAAAGTTGTACAAAAAACATAATCGTATTGCGGTGTAATGGTGTAGGGGGGGTCGTAAAAAATGCACCCCCTCCGTCATCGCGGCGGTCTTTGAAAATTCCCCGGGGGTATTTTTCGGAGAATGTTTTTACCTTCCGGCAGTATTTAACAGAGCTCATAAGGTTATACAAAAAATGAGATTTCTGGTAAGAAGAAGGAAAAGGTAAAAGAAGAACAGGAAAAACGGAAACAAAAAATTGCTGAGCTGAGAGCAAAAGCCAAGGTGACCCGAGAGCAGATCTCAGCTAAATTAAAGGAACTGAATGCTCAGCTTACCGAGGAATCTTCGTCGAGAAGGAGTAGGGTTGATTCTCGTAAAAATCTGATTTGGAGGATATTGGAGAAGAAGCAGAAGACCAGAAAGAGCGTATCGATGAAAAGAAGAATACCGAGATTGAACGCTTAATGGCAATAGAAATTCCATCCGGGTTATCCAAAGAAGAAAGGGCAAAGCGAGTAGCGGAGCGAAATGAGAAAATCGCAAAGCTTCGTGATGATGCCAGCGAGGATAAATCTAAGGTGAGTGAGCAGGCGAAAGCTGAAAAAGAAGAGGTGAGAACTTCCGCAAGTCGTAAGAAGAAACGAATTACTGAAGACACCAAAGAAGAAAGGGCTGATAATTCTGCGAATGCTAAATCAGAAAGAGAAAAAGTTAGTGCAGAGTTAAAGGCTGCCGTTACCGCTGCAAGGGAAGCTTATAAAGCAGCAAAAGAAAATCTTGATGCCACTTATGAAGATCTTTATCAGCAAGAGTTTGATAAGATAGCTTCCGAATATAAAGCAGTAAAGAAGAGGAAACGGAGGAAGTAGAAATAGCTTTCGCACAATACTGATAGAAGGAGTGATTTTCAAAATGGAGAAATATGATTTTAGTGGCTGGGCTACTAGAAACGATCTTCTTTGTGTTGATGGTCGAACCATCAAAAAAGATGCGTTTAAAAACCAGAATGGAAAAACCGTTCCGCTGGTTTGGGGGCACACCCATTCCGATCCTAATCGCGTGCTCGGTCATGCGGTTTTGGAAAATCGTGACGAGGGTGTTTACGCTTATTGTAGTTTCAATGACAGTGAATCTGGACTTGCTGCAAAGAAATTAGTGAAGCATGGAGATGTTCGTTCACTTTCCATTTGTGCCGGTCAACTTAAACAGGCAGGAGCAAATGTAGTACATGGCGTTATTTATGAATTGAGCCTTGTTCTGGCTGGAGCTAATCCAGGCGCATTCATTGATTCTGTCATGGAGCATGGTGACGCTTCGGAAGATCGCATGATTATTGGATATGATGAGAATATCATGATTTATCATTCTGCGGATGAAAAAGAAGAGAAGTCCGAAACGCAGGAAGGTAAAACTTCTGAAGAGAAAACGGAAGAAGATGAAGAAACAGTTGAGCAGATATTTGATACGCTCAGCGAAAAGCAGAAAAATGTAATCTATGCAATGTTCGGACAGGCTTTCGGGGAACCGGATAAGCCCGAAGATAAAAACGATGATTCTAAAGGAGGAAAAACCGAAATGAAGCATAATGTGTTTGACAATGAAAAGAAAAACGAAACGGGTGGCTTTCTGGCTCATTCTGCCCAGGAGGATATTATCAAAATGGCAAAGACCAGTCAGGTTGGCACTTTCCAGACTGCACTTGAGATTTATGCAGAGCAGAATGGTTTTCAGCATGATGCGGTAAGCGGTGGATTTGTTCAGGCTGGCGAGGGTAATGTGACGGCTCTTTTCCCTGAGTATCAGGAAGTTCGTCCAGGTGCCCCTGAGCTTATTACCAATGATCAGGGCTGGATTTCCAATGTGATGAGAAAAGTACATAAGAGCCCTATTTCCAGAATCAGAACCAGCCAGACTGATATTCGTGGTATCGATTCTCTGCGTGCCAGAGGTTATAAAAAAGGTAAAGAGAAGAAACAGGCTGGAAATTTCAAATTGGTTCGCAGAACGACAGATCCGCAGACCGTTTATGTAAAGAATGCGTTACATCGTGACGATATTGTTGATATCACAGACTTTGATTATGTTAAGTATCTCTATGATATCGATCGTTTGATGCTCAACGAGGAACTGGCAATCGCAATGATGCTGGGAGACGGTCGTGAAGATGGCGACGATTCCGATTCTCAGGATGCAGTTGTTACTGTTGAACTCGTAGGCGGAACAAAAGGACCAGTTACACTCGACGAAGACAGAAACATCGTACTCCTTATCAAGAATAAGGATACTCAGAGTATTAAGGTGACTGTAAACAATGAGGGCAACTCTTCTACAAAGACTTATAAACTTACTGGATTGACTTTAGAGGGAAAATAAAGGAGAAAATTCAAAATGGCAAAATTTTATGGAAAAATCGGCTATGCTGTGAGAATGGAAATTCGTCCGGGTGTTTGGGATGATGAAATTACTGAACGGGAATATTTTGGAGATTTGCTTCGGAATACCAGCCGGTATCAAACTTCCGATAAGCTCAATGACGACGTCAATATTTCAAACGAAATCAGTATTGTAGCCGATCCTTTTGCCTATCAGAATTTTCATGCAATGCGGTATGTCGAGTTTATGGGAGCTAAATGGAAAATTTCCAGTGTCGAAGTTCAGTATCCGCGTTTGATCTTGACAGTAGGAGGTGTGTATAATGATTGACCGACGAATCAAGTTTCATGGACTATTGTGCGAGATTTTATCTTGTCCCATAGAAGGTGAAAGATGTCGATGCTATTTTCAGCCGCCAGAATCTGTTAAGATGAGTTACCCCGCCATTGTATATAGTCTTGATGATATTGATAAGACATATGCAAACGACGGGGTATATTTATCTAAGCGAAGATATACCATTGTGGTTATCGATAAAGATCCGGATACGAACCTTGTACAGAAAGTAACGAATTTACCAATGAGCCGGTTTGACCGGCATTTCAAAAAAGATAATCTGAACCACTATATTTTTAATGTATATTTTTAAGATTGGAGGAATAATTCAATGAAACTTGTTTGGGATAAAGTTGGAGAACGGTTTTACGAAACCGGTTGTGATCATGGAGTTCTTTATCCGATTCAGACCGGTGGAAAATACAACAAGGGTGTTGCATGGAATGGTCTGAGTGCGGTGACGGAGAGTCCGTCTGGAGCAGAACCTTCGCCGATCTATGCTGATAACATCAAATATCTGAATATGATGTCGGCAGAAGATTTTGGGGGAACAATTGAAGCATATACTTATCCGGATGAATTCGCAGAATGTGACGGTTCTGTAGAGATTGCTCCAGGTGTGTTTGCGGGGCAGCAGAGTAGAAAACAGTTTGGTCTTTCTTATCGTACCATTCTGGGAAATGATGTCGATTCAGATGACTATGGTTATAAACTTCATCTGGTGTATGGATGTCTGGCTTCTCCTTCAGAGAAAGGTTATCAGACCAAAAATGACAGCCCGGAACCTATTGCACTTTCTTGGGAGTTTAGTACAACTCCTGCGGAGATTTCAAAACTGATTGAAGGAAAGAGAATCAAGCCAACAGCTATTCTTACTTTCGATTCTACCAGAGTAAATGCTAAGAATTTAGCTGAGTTGGAAGAAATTCTTTATGGTAAAGATCCGACTTCTCCAGAAGGAGATGATGGCGTTGAGCCACGACTTCCGTTACCGGATGAAGTAATCGAGATTATGTCAAAGGAAAACCCTTAATAAGCCTTTCTGTTAAGCCTGAAGACGGAAAGGCTACTTTGCTTGGAAAAGCAGTTAATGAATTACAGCGAGATGTGGTTATCGCTGATAATGAGGTGACAGGCACTCTGAAGTATATCGACGGTTATGTTGGTTTCAGTAGCAATGTTTCAGAGCAGTCAGGTAATTACTTGGCGATCAAGATAGATACAGAGCCGGTTGAAGCCAAAACAGTTGTTGAACTCGTAGGCGGAACAAAAGGACCAGTTACACTCGACGAAGACAGAAACATCGTACTCCTTATCAAGAATAAGGATACTCAGAGTATTAAGGTAACAATCACGCATGACAAGGAAAGCATTGAGAAGACTTATGGTCTTTCTGGACTGACCTTAGAAAGAGAATAAATTACAGGGAGCCTCGTATTCAATGTGCGGGGCTTCTTTTTATTTGAAAGGAGAAAAAATTATGTTGAAAAAAACTATTCCCTATATTGATCTGAACGGCGTTGAAAGAAAAGAGGATTTTTATTTTCATCTGTCAAAGCCGGAAATTGTTAAGATGCAGACAAGCGTGAAGGGCGGTTATGATGTACAGCTTAAAAGTATTGGTGCCGGTGCTGATGGCGGTCAGATTATGGAATTCTTCGAGGATCTTATTAAGAAGGCTTACGGTGTCAAGAGCGAGGATGGTCGTCGCTTTATGAAGTCTGAGGAGATTTCCAGATCCTTTATGGAATCACCTGCTTATGAGATCTTGTTTGAAGAGTTAGTTACAAACGATAAGGCAGCAGCGGATTTTGTGAACGCAGTAATGAACGTTGGCAATTCTGCTGCAACTCCGATGATTTCCACAAATACTCAGAACTAAAGGGAGGTAAGAGATGCTCCGAATCACAATACCATCCACGGAATTTTGGGATGAAGCGAAGCAAGAGTTTGTTTACACAAAGGCTCAGACCTTGCAATTGGAGCATTCTCTTGTTTCTCTTTCAAAATGGGAATCGAGATGGAATAAACCATTCCTGACAAAGCAGAAAAAAACATTAGAAGAAACCATTGACTATGTAAAATGCATGACTCTTACACAGAACGTGAAACCGGAAGTTTACAACTATCTGACAAACAGTAATATCAATGAAGTTAATCGTTATATTGCTCTTCCAATGACGGCTACTCAGTTTTTTGAGGAGAAGAAAAGCCCTGGAAGCAAAGAGCAAATTACGGCTGAACTTGTTTACTATTGGATGATCGTCTTAAACATTCCGTTTGAGTGTCAGAAATGGCATCTCAATAAACTTTTTACGCTGATAAGAGTCTGTGATATAAAGAGCAGACCGCCGAAGAAACATAGCCGCAGAGAAATTATGAAACGAAATGCGGCATTAAATGCGGCTCGAAAGAAAAAATGGAACACGAAAGGGTGAGAAGATGAAGAAAGGAATTGATATTTCTTACTGGCAGGGAAAAGTAGATTTTTCTAAAGTTTCCAAAAGTGTAGAATTCGTAATTCTCAGGGAAGGATACCGGAGGACAATTGACAAACGATTTTTGGAATATGTGCAAGGTTGTAAAGGAAATAGCATTCCGATTCATGGAGTTTATCATTTCTGTTACGCAACTTCCACAGTTGGAGCGGAAGAAGAAGCGGCTTCTTGTATTGCAAACATGCGGAAAGCTGGGTTGGGAAAAGATGTGATCGTATTCTTTGATTTTGAATATGACACTGTTAAGAAAGCGGCTGAGCAGGGAATTACATTAGGAAAATCAGAATGTATTGCTTTCACAAAAGCGTTCTGTTCCTATGTGGAGAGTCGGGGTTATAAAGCTGGAGTATATACAAATCTGGATTATTACCAGAATATGTATGACAAAGAAACATTGGACAAGTATATATTATGGCTTGCTGATTATACCGGTAATCCAGATGTGAAATGCACATATCAGCAATATACAAGCAGTGGTAAGGTTCCTGGTATTAACGGAAATGTAGATATGAATTACTTTTTTGGAGAAAAACAGGAGGAAGAGCAGATGGGAAAAACAGCACAAGATGTGTTGAATGTGATGCGAAGCTGGCTGGGTTATAACGAAGTAAACGGAAAATTCAGACAGATTATCGATTTATACAATTCTGTAAAACCTCTTCCGAGAGGTTATGCAGTACAGTATCATGACGAATGGTGTGATACTACAGTATCAGCAGCCGGAATCAAAGCCGGATGTTCAGATTTGATTGGACGAGAATGTGGATGCGAACAACACGTTAAGATTTTTCAGAGTATGGGAATCTGGATTGAAAACGGAACAATTGTACCGAAACCTGGCGATATTATCCTCTATAACTGGGATCAGTCATATCAACCGAACAACGGATATTCGGATCATATCGGCTTTGTAGAAAGCGTTTCCAATGGACAGATTACTTGTATTGAAGGAAATAAAGGGGAAGCGGTTGCGAGACGTGTTCTTTCGGTAGGGAATGGAAACATCAGAGGATATGCAAGACCGAAATACAGCGGTGCGGGAACGGCTCCGAGTAATCCGGTAACACCACCAGTATCTGGAGGGGATACCCCGAACAAAAATGTGGCATGGTATGGCGTAGTAAATACTGGCACACTGAATGTGAGAACATGGGCGGGTACAGAAAATCCGCAGTTGAAATCATACCCAACAATTTCTCAGGGGACAAAAGTTGGTGTATGCGACACCATTCGTGATAAAGATGGTGATGCTTGGTATTATATCCAGATCAAAGGAGACAAGGGGGAAAAGTACGGCTTTGTTGCGGCAGCATATATTACAAAGCAGTCTTCCAGCAAGCCGAATGCAGATACAACCGTTTCAGATGATGGCGTAATTACCAAAACACCTCAGTGGGTTGGAAAAGTAGTTGCTGATGTTCTTAATGTCCGTACATGGGCGGGAACGAATAATCCACTGATTAAATCATGGCCTCGACTGGGCTATGGAAATTTAGTGGATGTTTGTGATGTTGTGAATGCTGCGGATGGTTCCAGATGGTATTACATCAGAATTGATGGAAGAATCTATGGCTTCGTTCATTCGGCATATATCGAAAAGGTATAAGCAGATAGGTAGGCATTGTATGATTAAATTCAGACAAAAGGGCGACTTTTCCAAGCTGACTCGATTTCTGGAGAGAGCAAAAGAGACAGTTCGTATTGGAGACCTAGATAAGTTTGGTAAAGAGGGAGTAGCCGCCCTTGCGTCTGCAACACCAGTGGATTCTGGGGAAACGGCGAGTTCCTGGTATTACGAGATTGAGAATCGAAAAGGTTCTGTAACGATTTCGTTTCATAATTCAAATATTCAAAATGGAGTTCCAATCGCTATTATTTTGCAATACGGGCATGGAACTCGAAACGGCGGCTGGGTACAGGGGCGAGATTACATCAATCCTGCTATCCAGCCTATTTTTGACAAAATTGCAAATAACGCATGGGAGGAGGTTATTAAGCTATGAGCAGGACAATTGATGAAAGAGTTGTCGAAATGCGATTTGATAATAAACAATTTGAGCAGAATGTTCAAACCAGCATATCGTCAATCGAAAAGCTCGAAAAAAGCTTAAATCTCAAAGGTGCCTCCAAGGGATTAGAGGATGTCAATGTTGCAGCCAAAAACTGTAATATGACTCCGCTTTCCAATGCGGTTGAAACAGTAAAAATGCGTTTCTCTGCACTCGAAGTCATGGCGATGACGGCTTTGTCGAACATTACAAATTCTGCATTAAATGCCGGTAAAAATATTGTTTCAGCATTAACGATTGATCCGATTAAAACCGGTTTCCAAGAATACGAGACGCAGATTAACGCAGTTCAGACAATTCTTGCAAATACGCAGAGCAAAGGAACTACGATTGATCAGGTAAATGCTGCTCTTGATGAGTTGAACAAATACGCTGATCAGACGATTTACAATTTTACGGAAATGACCCGTAACATTGGTACTTTTACGGCTGCGGGCGTAGATTTGGATAAATCAGTAACCTCCATCAAAGGTATTGCAAACTTGGCAGCAGCTTCTGGATCTAATGCTCAGCAGGCAAGCACTGCTATGTATCAGCTTTCACAGGCGATTGCAGCGGGAAAAGTTAGCTTGCAAGACTGGAACTCCGTTGTAAATGCGGGAATGGGCGGTCAGTTATTTCAAGACGCGTTGAAACGAACTGCTGAACATTTTGGCGTCAACATGGATGCAATGATTGAAAAGTATGGCTCATTCCGAGCATCTTTGACTGAAGGCGGATGGCTGACAACAGAAGTTCTGACTGAAACATTGACTCAGTTATCGGGAGCCTATTCCGAAGCAGATCTTATTGCACAGGGTTATACAGAAGAACAGGCTAGAGAAATTACAAAACTTGCCAAAACAGCACTGGATGCGGCTACGAAAGTAAAAACATTTACACAGTTGTGGGATACACTGAAAGAGTCGGTTCAGTCTGGATGGACGCAAAGCTGGGAAATCATCATTGGTGATTTCGAAGAGGCAAAAGAGCTTCTAACCGAAGTAAGTAATTCCTTGGGTAACATGGTAAATGCTTCCGCTGAAGCACGAAATAAAATGTTACAGGATTGGAAAGAGCTTGGAGGTAGAACTGCACTGATTGAAGCTGTACGAAACGCCTTCGAAGGTGTTCTGAATATTGTAAAGCCGGTTAAAGAGGCATTTAGAGACGTATTCCCTCCAATAACTGGAGAACAGCTTTACAATCTTACAGTCGGACTACAAGAACTTACAGAAAAATTCAAAATAGGTGAAGAAACGGCGAATAACCTGAAGAGAACATTCAAAGGGGTATTCGCTTTATTTGATATCGGACTTCAAGGAATTAAAGCGCTAGTTGGCGGATTTGCCGATTTGATTGGTTATGTGGCTCCGGCAGGGGATGGTATTCTTGGCTTTACAGCGGGAATCGGAGATTTCATTGTCGGCATTGATGAAGCTATTAAATCATCCGATGCGTTCAATAAAGCCATAGAAGGAATTGGAAATTTTTTGAAACCGATTGCTGATGGCGTAAAGACCTTTGTAAAAACAATTGCAGATGCTTTCAGCGAATTTGCGAATGTTGATACCAGTGGACTCAATAATTTTGCGGACAAGGTACAGACTCGATTTGAACCGTTTGTAAAATTAGGCGAATTGGTAAAGAAGGCATTTGAAGGGATTATCGGGATTGTCGAGAAGGCATCTCCTGTTTTATCGAAGCTGGGTTCTATTGTTGCGAACGCATTTGGAAACCTCGGAGAAGCGATTCTCACAGCGTTTGATACTGCGAGCTTTGATCCGATTTTGGACTTGATCAATACTGGATTGTTTTCTGCAATTCTGATTGGAGTGAAGAAGTTTATCAACTCTTTATCGGAAATCACAGAAAATGGCGGAGGAATACTTGGTTCGTTCAAAGATATTTTGGATGGAGTCAAGGGAAGTTTAGAAGCATGGCAATCAAGTCTGAAAGCTGGAACTCTTCTTAAAATTGCTGGTGCGATGGCGATTTTGACAGCGGCAATAGTTGCATTATCGCTTGTCGATTCGGGGAAACTGAACGCCTCCTTAGGTGCTTTGAGTGTTCTATTTGTTGAGTTGCTTGGCTCTATGGCTATTTTTGAAAAGATAATGAATGGCGTAGCAATCAAAGGAATGGGGCAGTTGACTATTGCGATGATTGGACTGTCTACTGCTGTTCTTATTCTTGCCGGAGCAGTGCAGAAATTATCCGGTTTGGATTGGGATGGACTTCTGAAAGGATTGGTCGGCGTTGCTGGGTTATCTGCTATTCTGGTGACGTCTGCAACAGCACTTTCCAAAACATCGAAAGGGCTAATAAAAGGTTCTGCTGGTTTGGTAGTATTTGCAGCAGCGATTCGAGTGCTTGTGGGAGCAGTTGAAGATTTGGGAGCGTTAGATGCAGGATCTTTGGCGAAAGGTCTGATTGGAGTTGGCGTTCTTTGCACTGAACTGGCGTTATTCCTGAAAACTACGGATTTGGATGGGATGGGTGTTCTGAAAGGAACTGGTTTAGTTCTTCTTGCGGCATCCATCAATATTCTGGCGAATGCAGTTGGAGCATTTGGCACTTTGGATATTTCCAGTCTTTTGAAGGGATTATCTGCGGTTGCAGTGGTTCTTACAGAACTGGCAGTATTCACTAAAGTGACAGCTAACGCGAAGCATGTGATTTCAACAGCTACAGCAATGACTATTCTTGGAGCAGCCATGCTTGTGTTTGGAGAAGCAGTAGAAAAGATGGGGAACTTGTCCTGGGGAGAGATTGGACGAGGTCTTACAACAATGGCTGGTTCTTTGGCGGCTGTAACAGTTGCGATGAATCTTCTTCCGAAGGGAATGATGTCGAAAGCGACTGGAATGGTGGAAGTTGGTGCGGCATTACTCATCATCGGTGAAGCGGTCCGAAATATGGGTGAAATGTCTTGGGAAGAAATCGCAAGAGGTTTAGTGACCCTTGCCGGTTCCATGACCATTCTTGTTGTGGCACTCAATGCGATGAGAGGAGCACTTCCGGGTGCGGCGGCTGTTCTCACAGTATCCGCAGCACTGGCTGTATTTACTCCAGTTATCAAGACATTGGGAAATATGTCTTGGGAGAGCATTGCCAAAGGATTGGTAGCACTAGCTGGCTCTTTCACTGTACTTGGTGTTGCTGGAGTTGCGTTAGGACCACTGACTCCAGCTATTCTCGGACTTTCAGCCGCTATTGCTGTATTAGGGGTAGGGTGTCTGGCCGCAGGTGCAGGTATTCTTGCATTTTCTACTGGACTTTCTGCTTTGGCGGTATCCGGGGCAGCGGGGGCGGCATCCCTTGTGGTGGCAGTATCCAGTATTCTTAGTTTGATTCCATTACTGTTTGAAGCAATTGGAGAAGGAATTCTTTCTCTTGCTGGCGTAATCGCGAATGGAGGACCGGCTATTGCCGAGGCATTTACCGTATTGGTTCTTGCTGCTGTCGAGGCGTTGGTTACGGCTGCTCCGGCAGTTGTGGATGGATTGTTTGTCTTGATTGACAGCGTACTTTCGGCTCTGGTTGAGCATACGCCGACCATCGTGGAACAGTTATTTGATATTCTAATCGGAATTATTCAAGCTATCACAACGAAGCTTCCGGAATTGATTAAAGCCGGTGTTGAATTATTGATGGCTTTCTTTGACGGGGTAATCGATGCTTTGAGTGGTATTGATGTGAATGTACTCGTTAAAGGAATCGCCGGAATTGGCTTACTATCAGCAATTATGCTCGCTCTCAGCGCTGTTGCATCTTTGGTACCGGGTGCTATGATTGGCGTTCTCGGAATGGGTGCAGTCATTGCAGAGTTGGCGTTGGTTCTGGCGGCGGTCGGGGCTTTGGCTCAAATACCTGGATTGGAATGGCTCATTGGAGAAGGCGGAAAGTTGTTACAGGGAATTGGTACCGCTATCGGTCAATTTGTAGGTGGTATTGTCGGAGGATTTATGTCTGGAGTTTCCAGTCAATTTCCGCAAATCGGAGCAGACCTTTCTGCATTTATGACAAATGTGCAGCCTTTCATTGAAGGTGCTACACAGCTTAATCCTTCTATGTTAGACGGTGTAAAAGCATTGGCAGAAACCATTCTTATTCTGACTGCGGCTGATATTCTGAACGGATTGACTTCTTGGCTTACGGGAGGATCTTCCCTGAGCGATTTCGCTACTCAACTCGTTCCATTTGGCGAAGCAATGCGGGATTTTTCTATTGCTATTGCTGGTATGGATGGGGAATTAGTGGCGAATGCGGCTACAGCCGGAAGAACACTTGCTGAGATGGCATCAACTCTTCCGAATTCTGGAGGAGTAATCGGGTTCTTTACGGGTGAGAATGATATGAACGCTTTCGGTGCACAGCTTATTCCATTTGGTGAGGCGATGATGGGATTTGCATCCGCAGTACAGGGATTGGATGCCGATGCTGTAACTAACGCTTCCATTGCCGGTAAAGCTATGGCAGAGATGGCAACTACGATTCCGAATTCTGGCGGCGTAGTAGGTTTCTTTGCCGGAGAAAATGACATGGATGCATTTGGCGAACAGCTTATTCCATTTGGCGAGGCGATGATGTTGTTCTCACAAGCAGTAAGAGGTTTGGATGCAAATGTAATTGTGGAGTCTGCTACAGCAGGAAAAGCTTTGATCGAATTGGCAAACACAGTTCCAAATAGCGGCGGTGTCGTTGGATTCTTTACTGGAGAGAATGACATGGGTGCATTTGGAGAAAATCTGGTACCGTTTGGTAAGGCGATGAAGTCCTACTCCGATGCGATTGCCGGTATCGATGTGGAAGCAGTTACGAATTCTGCAACGGCTGGAAAAGCGGTGGTTGAACTGGCAAATACTTTACCGAATACTGGTGGATTGGTGAGTTGGTTTACCGGAGACAACGATATTGCTTCTTTTGGGACAAGTCTTGTTTCCTTTGGTAAGAATTTTGCACAGTATTCCAACTATATGAAAAATGTAGACGCGAATATTGTTACTGCTACAACCAATGCTGCGACCTCTATTGTTGAACTTCAGAAAAGTCTTCCAAAAGAAGGTGGATGGTTCTCTGATGATATGACACTTTCCAGCTTCGGTAGTGACATGGCATCGTTTGGTTCCTATTTCGGCAATTATTACAACAGTATCAGCGGTATTGATACAACTCTGCTGTCTAGTGTAATTACCCAGACGAATCGCCTTGTGAGTATGGCTAATGGGATGGTTGGTCTGGACACAAGTGGTATGACTTCTTTCAGTTCCGCGTTGACAACTCTCGGGGAAAACGGTGTAACTGGATTTATCAATGCATTCAATAATGCAGAATCTCGGGTAGCAACAGCAGCATCGAGTATGTTGGCGTCATTTATCAACGGAGCAAATGCGAAGAAATCTGAACTGACAACAACATTCATAACCCTAGTTCAAGCTGTATTGACGGCAATTAACGGAAAACAGGGAGAATTTCAAACCAGTGGTTCTACACTCATGATTAAGTTTATTGCCGGTGTGAGAAGTAAGGATGGTGAACTCAGAACCGCTTTTACAACGACACTGAGTGGTGCCATAACTTCTATCAAAGATTATTATGGCGAGTTCAAATCTGCTGGCTCGTATTTGGTCGATGGCTTTTGTAATGGTATAAGCGAAAATACTTGGAAAGCAGAAGCAAAAGCAAGGGCTATGGCAGCCGCAGCAGCAGAAGCGGCGGAAGACGAATTGGATGAACATTCTCCTTCCAAACGCTTTTATGGAATCGGTAACTTTGCAGGAGTCGGCTTCATAAATGCGTTGATTGATAACGTTTCAAAGGCTGGTAAAGCCGGACGAGAAATTGCCAAATCTTCTATTGACGGATTGAATGATGTCATTTCCAGAATTGCGGATTATGTAGATGCAGATATGGACGTTCAACCTACTATTCGACCAGTGCTTGATCTATCTGCTGTTGAAGCTGGGACTGGGCGATTGAATACTTTATTCAGTCGTAATCAGGCTTTGTCTGTTAGCACTGGAATGAATGAGAGGATTTCAGAGATGGAAGTTCAAAATGGAGAAAGTTCTTCTGTGGGGAACACCTATCAATTCACACAAAATAATTATTCGCCTAAGGCTTTGTCGAGAATTGATATTTATCGACAGACAAAGAATCAATTTTCGGCGATGAAAGGGCTGGTGAGTAATACATGATTAGAGCAGTAACGGTAACGAATTATTTAGGAGAATCCAAAAGATTTGAATTAGCGTTCCCGGAAAAATCCGGGTTCGCTGTTCAATCAATAAGCGGATTAGGACCGAGCAAAGCTGATATTAACACGACTGAAATTTCTACGAATGATGGATCGCTGTATAACTCAGCAAGAGTGAATTCCAGAAATATTGTTATGTCTTTGAAACTGATGTTTAACCCTCAGATCGAAGACACAAGACAAGACTCCTACAAATACTTTCCAATAAAGAAGAAAGTGACGCTTCTCATCGAGACAGATAACCGTATTTGTGAGACTTACGGCTATGTGGAATCGAATGAGCCGGATATTTTCAGCAGCGATGAAATGACACAAATTTCCATCGTGTGCCCCGATCCTTATTTTTATTCTGCTGGTCCGGATGGAACCAACACAACTATCTTTTACGGTGTGGAACCTTTGTTTGAGTTTGCTTTTTCGAATGAATCTTTGACTGAATCTCTAATCGAATTTGGCGAGATTAAAAACGAAACTGAGCAGACAGTATATTACTCCGGTGATGCTGAAATCGGGGTTGTGATTACCATCCATGCCATCGGAAATGTGAGAAACATTACGATTTATAATACCGGGACGAGAGAAGTAATGCGCATTGACACTGATAAGTTAGAGAAACTAACTGGTTCTGGAATGGTTGCAGGTGATGAAATCATCATTTCAACGATTAAAGGTGATAAATCAATTACACTTCTTCGAAATGGTATTTATACCAATATTTTAAACTGTCTTGACAAAGACTCAGATTGGTTTCAGTTATCCAAAGGCGATAACATTTTTGCTTATGTGGTTGAAGAAGGAACGACCAATGTACAGTTTAAGATTGAAAACCGGACAGCATTTGAGGGGGTATAGTTATGGAATTGATTGTTCTGGATACTTCTTTGAAAATGCTTTCAGTGCTTGATACCTTCGAGTCGCTTATATGGACGGAGAGGTATTCCGCCTATGGTGATTTTGAGGTATATACAAGCATCAACGATTCTATTCTTGAAATCCTGAAAGACGACTACTATCTCTGGCTGAAAGAATCCGACCAGACTATGATTGTCGAGGATAGAAAGATTGAATCAGATGCCGAAAACGGAAACCATTTCACAGTCACCGGAAGGTCATTGGAATCCATTTTGGAACGCCGCATTATTTGGAAACAAACGATTCTAAGCGGAAACTTTCAAAATGGAATTAAAAAGCTGTTGGATGAGAATATCATCAATCCTTCTGATGCTTCTCGAAAGGTGGAAAGACTGATATTCGAAGCATCAACAGATCCGGCGATTACTGGGTTGACGGTAGATGCACAGTTTACCGGAGACAATCTGTATGATGCCATAAAAAAGCTGTGCGATTCCAAGAATATCGGTTTCCGAATCAAGCTGTCCGACGATAACAAATTCGTTTTTAAACTCTATGCCGGCGAAGACCATTCTTACGATCAGTTCACGAATCCATATGTCATCTTTTCTCCCAAGTTTGAGAATGTAATCAATACTAATTATCTGGAATCAAAGAAGACTCTAAAAACGGTTACTTTGGTTGCTGGGGAGGGAGAAGGAGCTGATCGGAAAACTACAACAGTAGCTTGTTCATCTGGAGCAGGAACAGGTTTGAATCGAAGGGAACTTTACACGGATGCCAGAGATGTTTCTTCAACCGTGGATAATGAAACATTAACGGATTCTGAGTATAAAGCACAGCTTTCTCAAAGAGGTTTGGAAAATTTGTCTGAGAACATCGCAACTAAATCGTTTGAAGGAAAAGTTGAAACAACAAGAATGTACCGATATGGAGAGGATTTCTTCCTGGGAGACATGGTTCAGATTGTAAACGAATACGGCATTGAGGGAAAAGCCCGTGTCACAGAATTTATTCGTTCTCAGAGTAAAGAAGGACTTGATTCATATCCGACATTCGTTACCGTAGAATAGCAGGAAAGGGGTGAAGAAAAATGAGTGTCACTTATGGGTTCTATAACTCAAAGAACAAAGACCGGCGATATGACGCCATTCAAATGTCCAGCATTTTTGACGGAATCATTCGTGACGGCATTTTGCAGCATGTCGGGACTGCTATGATGGTAAAAGAGTCTACTGGCATGATGGTGAATGTCGGAATCGGACGAGCATGGTTTAATCATACCTGGACATTGAATGATGCCTTGCTTCCATTAACTGTGCCACAGTCAGAGGTAATTCTGAATCGAATTGATGCTGTGATTTTGGAAGTAGATTCTCGAGAATCTGTTCGAGCAAATACCATCAAAATCGTTAAGGGTACACCGGCTACAAATCCGGTAAAACCATCGATGATAAAAACAAATGATCGTTGGCAATATCCATTGGCATATATTCGAGTAAATTCTGGGGTTACATCCATACGACAGGAAAACATTACTAATGCGGTTGGAACATCGGAGTGTCCATTTGTAACGGCTCCGTTGGAGAAGATGTCTATTGATGCGTTGGTTGCTCAGTGGAAAGACCAATGGGATGCCTTTTATGAAAAAGAAACCTCGGACATGGAGGCAACAAATTCTTTCTGGAAAGACCAATGGTCAAAATGGTTTAATGCACAGACAGAAGAAATTCAACAATCCTATCTGGACTGGGAAAAACAGTGGAATGATTGGTATGCGACGCAAACGGCGGATATGCAGGAAACAAATTCCTATTGGAAACAGTTATGGGCGACCTGGTTCAACGAGTACACGAACAATAATACATCCGAAATGGCTGCATGGCGAGAGAACGCCCAAGCTTTATTTGATGAGTGGTTCCAACAGTTGAAGGATACGCTTTCGGAGAACGTAGAGGCGAATCTGGCAAATCAGATATTAGAGTTGCAGGAGCGAACGAAGATTTTAGAAGAAATTGTAGAAGGAATTCGGACAGAATTTACCGTTTACAATAAACTTTATGATAATGGTTACGAGAACCATGACAAGCTTCTTGATTCATCGGACGGAACTATTATTGATAGTGACATAGAGCCGATTGTAGCGAGAGCATACTCCAGTTCTTTGATTCTGGATAGTAATGGACAGCCGATTGATGGTCGCGTTATTTTTTGCATTAGATAAAAAAGGAGGATATGACAAAATGAAAATTACAGATTATGAGAAAGTTCGTCAGTTGGATGAGAGTAATATTGTCTTGATTGATGGTAACAACGGGACTAAAACGATCTTAGTAAGCGATTTCGCAAAGGCTCTGATCGGTCTCATGAATTCAAAAGATTTTATTTCCGGAGTTAATCTGTCAGAGCTTGATCAAATTAAGACTTTATCTACAAATGACAAGTTTTTAGTTGGAACTGCGGCCGGAAACAAAGCAATTGGTGCCAATGATGCATTGTTTGCTATTCTGGATTCTTTTGTGCCGAAGGAACAGCGCCGAATGATTTACAGAGGGAAAAACCTTGGAAGTGTTGTTACAGAAGAACAGAAGACCAATATTAAAAATGGTACCTTTAAGGGCTTTTTCTTAGGGGATTATTGGACTATCGGAAGCTATACGTGGAGGATTGTGGATTTTGATTACTGGTATGATTGCGGAGATACTGCATTTACAAAACCTCATTTGGTCATTATGCCGGACAAACCACTTTACAATGCATCGATGAACGCGACGAACATCACAACTGGTGGTTATGTAGGTTCTGAAATGTATAAGAAAAATCTCGCTCAGGCGAAAACATTAGCAGCAAGTGCTTTTGGTAATCTGATTCTTTCTCATCGTGAATATCTGACAAATGCCGTTACGGAAGGATATCCCTCCGGAGGGGCGTGGTTTGATTCTACTTTAGAACTTCCTAATGAGATTATGATGTATGGAAGCCACGTTTTCGCACCGGCTGGAGATGGAAAAATGGTTCCGAATCGATATACAGTTGGAAAGACGCAGCTTGCTTTATTTACTGTGGTTCCGAAATTTATTTCAAACCGTGCGACTTTCTGGCTCAGAGACGTCGTTTCTTCGGCTCATTTCGCTGTTGTGGACGACAATGGCAGGGCGAGCTCCGCCGGCGCTTCGGACTCTCGTGGGGTTCGTCCGGTCTTCCCTATTGGTTAGTTTTAATCCAGGGGCCCTGTGCCCCGAAAAAACAGTACGCAGGTGACAGCTATCTGTGCTATAAAAAGAAAAAATGAATGAAAGGTGAATGTCAAAATGGATGATAAGATTTATAAGATTACTCTGGCTGATGGGACAGTGATTGATAATCTGAAACTGAACGGAAACAACTTTATTTCGCCTGTGGAAATTGATGAGACCATTTTTGATGGGAACTGCCTAAATGTCACAATCAATGACGGCGAAAAAGACGATGTCCATACGAATATGGAACTGGTACAGATCACAAAGATGGGCGAGGAGTATTGGTTTATACTTCGTGATGTTCCAGAAAATGAATTAGCTTTTATTAAATTACAGTCGGATATTGAATATATAGCCATGATGTCTGAAATTGAACTGTAAGGAGGAGAGCTGACATGAGACGTAGTAAAAATTTTGACAAAGTAAAACGCTATTATAACATGGGAATGTGGAACGAGATGCGTGTCCGAAATGCCGTGAAAATGAATTGGATCACGGAAGAAGAATTTAAAGAGATTACGGATAAGGATTACGCATGAGTGTCCTAGTGAGCGACCGGACAGAATCCAAATTTGAGGCGATTACATATTCCGTTGAATTGCATGATATGTTAATCGAGTTGATGCAGCGTAGCTTCGGAGTAAAAGATTTGGATCGGCTTGTTCGAATGAAATATGCTTATGGAAAGGATACTACAGAAGATTTTTCAAGATATAGATATTTGATGCTGAATTACAAAAATCGAATAGATCAGTTAGCCTCCATGCTAACAAGCAATATTCGAGCGGCAAATTCTATATATCCGACCACGCTGCATGAATATGAGCAAAGAAGAGATTATCAGAATACAGCCATAGTAAACTGCGAGCAACTCTTAAAAGAGCTACAACGAATCGTTGAGATATTCGAAGTGGATGTTAATCTCTATAGTCGCTATGTTAAAGCTATCGACCGAGAAATCGGATTGATAAAAAAGTGGCGTCAACGAGATAACCGAATCAGGTCACAGTTAAAAGGGTAATGTCTAATTATGCATCGTTTCTTCGGCTAATTTCGCTAATGTGAACAACAATGGCAATACGAACTACAACAACGCTTCGAACTCTAATGGGGTTCGTCCGGATTCTCTGCCTAACCAACAGAGAAGGAGACATTGTCCTTTCCGAAGGGATAAATAGCAAAGCCGGACGCAATTTACTACGGTAAGTATTGCTAACACGGTGAATGATTTATGAACTATGAGAAGATTGTCTGTGACGCCAACAATTTGTATAGGGCTTATAAGGCCTCTGTCAAAACCAGCAAATGGAAAGAAACAACACAGAAATTCATGATGAATTTTCTGAGGTATATCTTTTCTATTCAAGATGATTTGATAAATCGGACACTTCAAAATGGACCGACACAAGAATTCACGCTGTTTGAGAGAGGTCGAGTAAGACCTATAACAAGTATTCAAATTAGAGATCGTATTATTCGACATGTTTTATGCGATGAGATTTTACTTCCTGAAGTGAAAAAGCATATTATTTATGATAATTGTGCTTCGATAAAAGGAAGAGGAATCTCTCATCAGCGAGATAGATTCGAAGTTCATCTTCGTAAATATTATCGTTTGTATGGGAATGAAAGTTGGATATTGTTTGGAGACTTTTCTAAGTTTTATGACAATATCATTCATGAAATTGCCAAACGAGAATTGTTGAGGCTATTTGATGACGATGAATTTATTGATTGGTTATTAACGCAAATTTTTGACGGGTTTAAAATCGATGTTTCTTACATGACAGACGAAGAATATGCCACATGTATGACAGATACTTTCAATAAGTTGGAGTATAGAAATATTCCAGAGTCAAAGTTGACTGGTGAAAAATGGATGGAGAAATCGGTTAATATTGGCGACCAGCTATCTCAGGTTATTGGAATTTATTATCCATATCGGATCGATAATTATGTCAAGTATGTGCGAAGTCAGAAATTCTATGGAAGATACATGGATGACTGGTATATCATGAACCCGAGCAAAGAAGAATTGTTAGATTTGCTGGATCATATTCATCAGATTGCAGAAGAATATGGAATCCATATCAATAGGAAGAAAACTCGAATTGTGAAGATTTCCAGTACATACAAATTTCTGCAAATCAAATATAGTTTGACCGATTCCGGTAAAGTAATCAAACGAATCAATCCAAAGAGAGTTACTGCGATGCGTAGAAAACTCAAAAGGCTTGCTGTAAAAGTGAAGAATGAGGAAATTTCGTATGAAAATGTAGAAAATATGTTTCGAAGCTGGATGGGTGGTTTTTATAAACTTCTATCCAAAGAACAAAGAAAAAATTTAATAGGTCTTTACGAAGATTTATTTGAAAAATCGATTGAGATTGTCAATAAAAAGATGATTATAGTCGATAAAACAAGATAAATATGGGAGGGTACCTATATGGAGCCATGGTTTCAAATGGTAGCGACGATTGTATGTGCAGTTGTCGCTTCTTCTGGTTTTTGGGCATACATCCAGAAGAGAAGCGAGAAAAAAGATGTGAGAACACAGATGTTGATTGGGCTTGCTCATGACAGAATCGTATATCTTGGCATGTCCTATATCGATCGGGGTTGGATTACGCAGGATGAATATGAAAATCTGCATGATTATCTCTATAAGCCTTATGAAAAAATGGGAGGAAATGGTTCGGCGAAGAAAGTTATGTCGGAAGTCAACAAACTACCCATTCATAAATCAACATATACTCAAAAAAATCAGTAGGAGGAATCAATCATGGAACAGATTATGAATTATGTAAAACCGGAACTGATTGTTGTAGCGATTGTTCTGTATTTCTGCGGAATGGCATTGAAGCAGACACAGGTGGTTAAGGATAAATATATCCCTATGCTTCTGGGGGCAGGAGGAATCGTTCTTTGTGGAATTTGGGTTCTGGCAACATCGCCATTAGGTAACGGTCAGGAGATTGCTATGGCGGTCTTTACAGCAATTGTTCAGGGGATTTTAATGGCAGGTCTCAGTAATTATGTAAATCAGATTATCAAACAGGCAAATAAAAATGAGTAATTAGAGCGGGAAACCGTTCTTTTTTATTTTTAAAAGAGAGGATGATACGAATATGGCTATTAACAAAGTAATTTATGGTGGACGGACACTGATCGATTTAAGTGGCGATACTGTCACTGCTGATAAAATTCTCGATGGATTTACAGCTCATGATAAAAAAGGAGAGACTATCACCGGTACTTGTAAGTACGATGTAGATTCTAGTGATGCGACGGCTGCTGTTGCTGAAATTCTTCAGGGAAAGACCGCTTATGTAAGAGGTAAGAAACTGACTGGTACTATGAAAAACAATAGTGCTGTGGCTGGAACAATTTCTTCTAAGGATGAGCAATATACAGTTCCTCAGGGATATCATGATGGTTCTGGTAAAGTTGGAATTATAGATACAGAAAAAGAAAAATTGGTTCCTGCTAATATTCGAGAGGGTATTACGTTGCTTGGCGTTGAGGGAACGATGTCCGGAACAGAAGACGCCAAACCACAGGCCAAGACAGTTACACCGAAAACCACAGAACAGACTGTATTACCAGATACTGAAGAAGGATATAACTACTTATCACAGGTTACAGTTGCAGCAATTCCGTATCAGGAAAGTGAAAATCCCGCTGGAGGTACCACGGTAACTATCGGGTAGAAGGGAGGCTTAAATGGCTACAAGTAAAGTCGTTTATAGCGGTAAGACCCTCATAGATCTGACCGAGGATACAATCACAGAGGAAACATTGTTGCGAGGTTATACAGCGCATAAAGCGGACGGTACAAAAATTGTAGGGACCGCATTTAAAGACTACCCTTCGAGATATTCGTTTCTCGATACCCTTCAGGATTCAAAGGGGGAGAATATCCTTGATAAAGCGAATAATGTAATACAAGGTGAAACGGTGTATAAAAAAGTGTAGAAATGTCGTTTATTTCTTGAGTATTCCTACATTTTGCTGGAAGAAATGGCTTAAAATCAAGATTTCCTGTTTCCATCGAGGAAGCAGCAAAAGAAGGTAAATTCTAAGATAGGTGCAAAAAACCTTGATTTTATGGGGCTTTTCAAGTCGTAGTTTGGCTTGGGAAGCTCTTTTTGTATCGGCAAGACACATGTAAGCCACACTTGAGTTTATGATGGGTTGCCCCTTTTTAAACTAGAGATTTTGACATCTCCACTCTACAGAGTTACAATGCCAGACAATACAAGGGTAGACAGGCTCGTTATATTTGACTGACCCCATTGGAAACTGTATACTAGCCGGTGTCAATGGTGCAGGTAAGTCAACCCTTTATGAAGCATTAAATGAATTAAAAGGAATGCCACGCATAAACACTGATGAGATTGTAAAAGAAAGAGTGAAAATAAGGATAAATAAGGGTGGACATGGAATTTCAGAAGAAGATATTGAAAGACGTTATGTAGAGACATTCAAAAATTTAAAAGATGTTTTAAAATATTGTGATTTGGCAGCGTTCTACGATAACACGAAAAACTTTCACCGTTTTGCCATTTTTCGTAATGGTGAGATTGCTAGGATATCCACTATTTTACCGACATGGTTTAAGGAGAAAGAACTTGTTTGTTCTACAAACCTGTCTGTCAGCGTTAGTAATAAATTTTTTTAAATTATATATGTCTTTTTGACTATCTTTTTATATCTTCCTAAATGTCCGCAAAGCCTTATTTTATCGGCTCTACGGGCATTTTGCTTTTGTGGTAAACCTCGCATATCTAGGTCTATTTTCTTATATTTTCCCTGTCAATCGTGGTTAAAATCGTGGTAAATACTTCTATGCGATTAGACGCTGAACCTCTGATTTTGCGGTATCTATGGACGCATGAGCGTACCAGTTCATTGTGATACTAATGTTTGAATGTCCCATGATATACTGTAAATCTTTTGGGTTCATGTTCTTGCTTGCCAGTCTTGTGCAGAATGTATGGCGTAGCGTATGCGGTGTGATATGTGGCAAGGGATTGTCCTTGTGGTGCTTGTTATATTTCTTTACCATACGGACAAATAAGGCGTTGTAATCAATCGCAACTTTGGGCTTGCCTTTATGAT